ATCGTTAAGAATATTCAAGGCATCACTCAACCCTAGATTCTGCCCGACCATCCTCTGATAAGACTCCCAGTTCACTGCATTACCAGCAGCGAGGGACACAGCAATTTCCTGCTGTTTAGCCTCGATCAGACCAATGAAGTCAGAGATAGTGTTCATTTACTTTTTGTCTGTGGCAGGCCTCCTGAGGATTTTTGGGCTGAGCTACCGCCTTTTGGTTGAAGGGACGTACCATCAAGCTTCTCGCCCATTGCGATGCGCTTGTGCTGCGGTACGTTGATGCCTTTTTGCTCTTGATCACTCGTTGCCATAATTGCCTCCTGAGGGGATTAAAGATAAAACGGTCTTGTCTTGCTCGTGAGAGAGCTTGGCAGCATCCCGCGTTAAACGGGCCGTCTCGATGCGTTCTTTCATATCCTGGTCGTTGGTCGCAATGGCCAACTTCAACTGCTGATCCTCCATCGCAATGTCGAAGTCCTGCTTCATCTTCGCCATAGTCTCCTTGGCCTTCGTAGCGGCCTTCTGCGCCTCTAACGACATCTCGGCCTTGTCCCGCTCTGCACGACGCTGCGTCTCGGCCATAGAGGTGTCCAGAAGGACCTTGGTGTCCGGCGACATTGGCGGCTGAGGACGGTACTTCTCGGCCATCTGGGTGATCTGCTGGATAACCGGCATAATCCCCGACAAGGTCTGCTGCGTGTCTATGTCTACGTGCTGAGACGCGGCACCGAACAGCTTGTCCACCATCTTGGGATCCTTGAGAAGCTCGTACTCGGCCATTTTCTTGCCTAGTGACTGCTCCACGTAGCCGTTCATGCGGTTCAGGTACCAGAGGACGATATGCTGCTTGACGTGCTCCATCACCTTAGGCACGAAAGTCGGGGCAATCAACGGATTGGCGCCCAGTACAGGGTTCTTTGCAAAGTCTAGGTGCGCCTGGATGTGACCGAGGTGGTCCTGCTCAGGGTAGGCCGCGGCCATCTGGCCAATTGCCATCGCCACGTTCTCGTTAGCCGCGTCAATCTTGACCGGCGACGGGGTATCGACCATCAGCTCGTTAACGCCAGGCACCTTGATCTGCTTTAGGAAGCGCTCAATGACCACCTTACGGTTAAACAGGTCAGGGTTCTTCTCCATGATCGCCATAACCGCCTGCGTCTGCGCCATCCGCTGCGTTTCGCTGAAGATATGCGGGTCCGAGACAGGAATAACGTCCGTAATACGGGCAAAGTCCTCGCGCTTGATGTCCAAATCCTCAACCATCTCGCCACGACGCATATCGTCGAGGTACCAGCGGTTAATTCGGGACAGGATCCGCAAGACACGGCCTTGAGACGTATGCATACGGGCGTGAATACTCGAAAATACGACCGCGCCCTGCTCAATTAACGCCTGGGTCGTGCCAACAGGCGTGTTTGAGTTAACGTCGGCAATCTTTTCCTCTGCCGTAGTCACTACACCCTTGGCTGCATCGTTAAGCCAACCTAAAAGCTGGAGAAGTACCGGGCTTGGCGGGTTAAACGGCAGTGGCATGGCCACCTTACGGATGTCGTCAACGCCAGGGGCAGCCTCAATCTCCGTTACCTGCGTGATTTCGATGTTCTGCGACTGGCCAGAGATCTTCGAGCCCTTCAGTTTCAGCGCAGTCAGCGAGTTATTGGTATGTGCGGTGTCTAAAAGTGCCCTCAAGGCACCCGTCAAGGCTGCAGATAAGCCGCCAATTAGGTGCGGCAGGCCAATTGCATAGGCGCCACGCCAGGGGATAAACTTAAACTCAACGATCCAGTCCAACTTCGACATGGTCTCGTCGCCCTCTTCCCAGTTACGGTACAGGCCAATAACCTCATTGTCGAACTCGTCGATCATCAGGATGTACGGAGCGCTCTCGCCCTTCGAGTACTTGTCCTCTTCGAGCTCTAGCCAGGTATAGATGTGGTAAACCCGGCGCACGCCATCCTCATTGTCGCCGGCAGTGATACCCTCGACCTTGTCGTTGGCCTTCTTAGGCTTCGTTGGCTCAGGCTCAGCAGTGGCGCGGATAAAGTCAATGTCGCGGTATAGGCCAGACTTGATACGGGACTTGAACTCCATCTCCGTAATGTCCTGGATCTCGGTTACACGCTGGGCAGTATAGAAGTTAGCCGCGGCAAACGGCAGCAGGACATTGTCGATTGGCAGAAACTCGGTGCATGGACGGCGCTTCTTCTCGTCGTACCACATCTTCAGGTACTGGGAGCCGCCTAACGGAAGCTGCGTACAGAGCTGCTCTTCTTCGTCGCGGAACTCCTCAATCTGTTCCGTGAGCTGCCAGTTCATAAAGTCGCGCTTACGCTCAGCGATCTCTATCTTTTCCTTGTCTACTTCGCCGAGGATCTTAGTTCGGGTCGGACCGTCAGGCGGGAACATCTCCTTAATTGCCCGTGAGGCGAAGTCAACGCAGGCCTCAGCCATAACAGGATGGACGACCTTAGAGGCGCCCTGGAACTGCGCACCACCTGGGGCGTCGTTACCTAAGCCGGTGCGCTTGATGCCCTCCTCGTACTGCTCATCACGCTTCTTACGGGCTTCCTTATCGTTGTCGATAAGCTTGATGTAGCGCATAGCCATCGTGGACACGTCAAAGTCGAAGTCCTCGCTATCTGACAGGTTCTGATAGAAGTCCTCGTTCTCGCGTGGGCCCTTTGTGTCCATCGTCACAATGACGGATCCGTCAGGAAGCTCCTCGATATCCTCATCGTTAATATCAAGCTCAACCTCGACGCCCTCTTCATCCTCTTCGCCTTGTGGCGCCTCAGACATAGGATCTACGAATCGGTCAAACGCTGGGTCGATTGGAAATTCTTGTGCCATAGTTTAATCCTGTGTTACATTAATGATTCCGACCACCACATGGCAAACCACATGGACAAGTACGACGACGCTATTGCTTTTCTTCGCGATCAAGACGCCGGCCAAGGCTCATACTTTGAAGAGTGCGCTTACTTAATTGAAGAGCTACTCGGCCAGCTTTACGAAGCTAAATCTGTCAAAACGCGTATTACATCAAAAGAACTTGCTGCGACAACCAGGGGTGCAAAGAGCTGGTTTTACCGTAACGGCTCCTTCTCCCCTGCCATTGACTCTAAAGAGTAGCCCATAGACGCCAACGCGGCGGCGGGGGTTAGCCCTTTGCGAATCAGCGCAACTGCCTTTGGCCAATCAGCCTCGGCGAAGAACTTACGCATGTTCTGGATATCCTCACGGGCGCCAGGCAGCGGAGCATCGCGTGCGATCTTCTTGCGAATTGATCCTCTCACGCCTTCAGACTCGCCAATGTCTAATGCTACCTTTGGCGGCAGGCCGGCTATTTCTTCCAAGAACCCAGACGTTGCCTCACCAGAAAACGGCGTCGTTGGCACAATACCTTCATCGCCCCACTTGCCAATGCCTGGGACATATACGAAGCTGTTGAGAGACTTTTCTACTTTGGATGGGAATATTCTCTGAAAATCGGCGCCCTTCTTTTTAATTAAGGATTGGATTTCTTTTGAGCCCATCTGCTCAGCATTGAACGGGAAGATTGTGACGCCACGGCCCGTAGCACTAGCGCCATACCCGGTGCCTTCGAGCTCTTTGTTCAAGGCAATCATCTGCTCTTGCGTAGGCTGCACACCCAATGACGGGTCGGCCTTATTAACCCCGCGGCTGTCTAGCACAATTGAGTTTTTTCCTTTGACGTCGCCCATTGTGTTCGGCAAGTTCAAGGCGCCAGCCTCTTGCGCGTCCATGATTGCTCGGAAGCGCTCAACGGCATTAGCCGTCTTCAACGTCTGCGGGGCAACCAATCCTTTGCCGCCAGTCGGGAAGTCCAGCAGGGGCCTGGCCATCGTCATAGGATTAAACTCATATTCACCGGCCATGTTCCGATACGCACCTACCGACGGCTCTGACGGTAACTGGCGCATGTTCAGCGCTGAGTACAGAACGTCGCGGTTACCGGCGCCAACGGTCGGTGCCTCTGGCAGTGTGTACGGTGTGGGCTGGTCCCAACGCCCTTCCTGGCTATATGCAATCTTTTCCTCAGGGGTAGCTGACAGTATGCCTGGGACATGGCCAGTCGATTGGCCAGGAATGGCCTCGTGGGTGCCGGCGGCTGCATGCTTGTACATGTAGTCCTGCGCTGTCTTATTGGCTTCCCGTAATGCTGCGCTGATGCCTTCAATCGGCTCCCCAGCAAACCTGCCGGTTTTGCCACGCGAGTACAGATCCTGAGCCTTACCTAATACCCAGGGCAGCTCTTGAATGTGTGGGCCTTGCCAGTCAGAACGGCCCCCGATAGCAGCCTTGTTCGCACGGTCTACAACTAGCGCAGTCTCGGCGTCCATGAAAGGGTGCATCGTTGGGCTAACGCCACCAGTCCAGATGTCACCGGCTGGGGTCGTATAGCCAAAGCCCTGCGCTGCTCGGAAGTCGTTCACGCCAAACAAGCCAGTGTTTGGAATTCGTGGGTCGTTTTTGTTTGCGTACTCACCGATCTTAAAGCCCATTTTAGCAGGACGATCTTGGGCTACCGCGGTGTCTAGCGTGCGCATCGGGGCACCCCGATAGGCCATCGTAGGCTGGCCAATAGCGCGAGAGTTACGGTGCTTTAACGCAAAGCCAAGTTCAGACTCCGGGGCCACACCAGCGCTGTAAACGCCATGCTCTTCAAGCACTCGGGGAAGTTGAAAGGGCTCAGTGCTTTGCGCAATGCCTGCCTTTGCCCGGTCGTACCAGGTCCCCATGCGTTCAGGGTCGGCGATCTTTAAACCCTGAACCGCGTCCTGGAACTGCTGATCTAAAGACTTCCTCATGCCGCCTAAGGCCTGTGGGCTACTGACAGTCCGAGGGGCGCCGACGTAACCGCCATACGGGTCTTGCTTTAAATGCTGGCCTGACCTAATGTCTCGCAACACAGCCTCTTCGCCTAATTCCTCTTGCATCTTGCGATAGAAGTCAGGCTGTACCGCCGAACGTTTACCCTTAGACTCGCCCTTAACTTTCGGTTCAGCCTGCGCCTGCTTTTTAACTTTCTTCGTGAGCTCGGCCTCGCGCTTTTGTTTGTTGCCAAACATTTCAACGAGCTTAGACTCCTCGGGAGACAGCCCGGCAGACGCTACTGCCCTTGTTTCCTCAGCCGTTGGCGCAGCAGGGGCTGCCTTCTTGCCTTTGGCTGCCTTAGCCGCCGTAGCACTGACACCGCCGACTGGCTTAATGTTGCCAGTGAAGCCTAACGCTAGTTCCTCGAGCTTGCGCTGCTGTTCCTCTGGGCTCTCTGTGGGCGACGGGAAGTATTGAGCGGCGATATCCCGCATGGCCTGCTCAGGGTCCGTGGCAAGCTTAGATAGGCGCTCCGATGTCCGGCCTAGCTGCTCGTCAATGAACGTCGGCTTAGCGATGGTGCCTGCTCGTGTCCGAGCCTGGCCGCCGGTCTTCATGCTCATTGGGCTCACAAATGGCGCCACGTCAGCAAGTCCGAATCCCTTAGGGCCAGACACCTCACCGCCCTTGGCCATGTTAGGCAGGTGGTTCCCAGCTCGATACCAATCGCGTAAGTCCATCGTCAGCTCCACATAGTAAGTCTGTCAATTATCATGGGGTCTCCGTTAACCGTCTACCGACTATGCGGCGTAAGGGTTAACACGCGTCGTCATCATGCCCGAGTCGATCAGGTCCTCTTCGTCATAGTCATCCCGCGGCGGGGCGTCGATCTCTAGCCAGCCGGCGTCACGCAGGTAGCGTAAAGCCTGGGTACACGCGTCCACATAATCGTCGTGCGTGGCCTCTGGGAAACTGCAGATCTGGCTTACAAACCCCTCGGCCCAATCGCGCACGAAGCCCTTACGGACGCCACTCTCAGGGATCCAGACACGGCCCCTGGCTATAATGTTAGAGACAATGTTGAGACGCTGCATCTTGTCAGCGCGGCCAGGGTTGTAGGCTCGGACCGGCAGGTGGGCTCGTTGCAGGTCCTGTATAAGACTGATGCCGGCGCTCTTGTCCTCAACTAGGATCAGGTCAACCCGCTTCTTTTCTTTGCCCTCACCGAAGATCGTGTCGTACTCGTCGATGACCTTAGGGCGCAGGTCTGGGTACTGCAGCCGGTCCTGCCAGGCGTCGATCACCATCACGGACATTGGACCGTCCAGCGGTTTAAACATGCCGAACGTTATGCATGCCGTCGGGTCGTTGACCGTCTTCTCCGTGTAGGCGCAGTCGTAAGATTGAATGATGTACTCGAATTTGGGGAACTCACGGCCGTTTGGCCAGAGCTTGAACATCTCCCGCTTGACGATACCCGACTCTTCGGGATCCAGGATCTCGGCGTAGATCTCCTGCCGGCCAAGCTTCGTCCCCTCGTACTGCATAATCTGTTTTTGAAAATTACTCGACAGGTTCGCTATGTTGTCGTAGGTCGATGCCGTTGTAACAACAACGTCGTCACCGTCACGGCCAATGAGGTCGATGATCAGATCCTTCGGCCGCGGGGTCGTCGTGCAGATCAGCCTGGTATGCTTACCGAGTCGGACGCTAAAATTAATCTGGTCCCATGCTGTGTCGAGGTAATCCCAGGCCGCCAGCTCGTCGCACCAACCACCGTGGAACTGTGGGCCGCGGAAGCGCTCAGGCTCACTCGCCGGGATCCCCTTAATGAGGGATCCGTTAGTCAACGTGATCTCATGGAAGGCGCGGTTGTAGTCTTTAATTAGGATCGGCGGGATCACCGACATCAAGCCGCTATCCCCCTCGAAGCAGGTAGCCCTGACGTCAGCGCTCGTTGGCGCCCCGACTAGCCAGCGGGTGTTAGGCTCGGTCCAGGCCCACCAGGCAAGCTGCTCAGCCGCGGTGCGGGTCTTGCCGGCACCGCGTCCCGCTAGTAACAGCCAGACGCTCCACCAGTCGCCGGTGGGTAATATCTGGTGCCTGTGCGCCTTAGATAGCCACTGCATCCTCCAGCCGTAAGCCGCCCGTTGCGCCGGGGGCATTGCCATGAACTGAGCTCGAACCTTGTCATCCCTCAGTATCTCGGCTAGGTCACTCATTTTTTAGACTTCTGCAGTTGCTTCTGCAGCGCCATATTCTCTAGAACGCTATCGAAGACCTCAGTCCCCACCGTGACTGCTAATGGGTTATCCTTGTCACCACCGACCTTGAGGGCCTCGCCATACTTCTTTGGCTTGAGCTTGCTGGCTACCCATTTCCTGGCGTCAACGCGGTTCCGCTGCCAGCTAACCCAGCCGCTATCGGTCCTGCTTACGCCCTTCTCATCAACAACCTCAGAGGGCGCCTCGTCAGCAATAGCTAGGATCTCGTCAGCTAATGTGTCGGCCTGCTCCTCCCGTGCACGCGTGTAATTATCGGCAAAGTCTGGCTTTTTCAACAACCATACATACACTGTATCGGGGTTCGGCATCCCCGGCTCCATCGTGATACTGCGCAGCGACTCCCCGTTGCTGATCCTGCTGAGGATCTTTGCCGCTAGTTCATCGGTGTATATGCTTGGTCTTCCCATCTTGGCCATAATGTCGCTCCTTTGGTCGCAGTGTACTTACGCTTCTGGGGATTGTCTATCTTGTATCCCGTGATGGGCTTCGATAGCTCGGGCGAACATGAATGGGAATATGCTTGGCGGGTAAGATGTGAAGCTCTTCCAGGCTTCCTCTGACGCTAGGTCGTACAGCTCTTTGATCTGGGCTTCGGTTAGCGGTTTCATCTCTTTCCCCGGTTAAGGTAATCGTTACTAGGCTCTGGCTTCCACCGTCACCTTTGGCTTGATCGTTAGTATCTTCCGGCCTGCGAAGGTCTCTATCGGCGCCAGGATAAAACACTCTCGTGTCCCGCCCTGCTCCTTGTACGCCTTCACCGCTTCCCGTGCTGATTCTAACGTGGCATGGACCTTCTTCGGTCTTGCCGTTCCTGCAACATACATCATATAAAAAGTAGCCATAAAAGTCCCATAGTTTACCCAAGGGTGATTAGCCAACCTCTTGCGAAGCCTAGCTAGTCTACCCTGCCCAACTAAGAGATCCTGTCTCATAGTCTAGCAACCCAAGATGGCAGCGATTCATCGATAAGAGGTTTGTCTCACCACTTGCCCTCTTATCTTGCGAAGTCCCTCACTGACAGGCTTCTCGGCTTGCTCCGGGGTGAATCGGCAGCCGGTGATTCTCGGGTTCAGTCCATGCAGACCATTACTAACGCGCCCTGACGGGTACGCGGCTCCAATAAAAAAGCCCTGATAAGTAGGCTTTAGGCTTGGTTTGCCGCTTATGAGAGTGTGCAATACCACATTCTCGAAGCTTTTGACGAAGCCTGCCTTATCAGGGCATTCTCTCGCTGTATTGAACTACTGTTCGGCACCACCCAAACAGATGTGTGAATATTAATACGCCCCGACTAATACTGTCAAGTCCCCCGTCTTTCCGGGGTGTCAGGCCTGGCGAAACCGACCAAGGCAAACTCCAGACCACCGGTAGCCTAAAAGGCTCCCTTGTAGGATGCCTTGTAGGTTAAAGTAGTGCAGCCAAGAGAAACAGTAGCACAATTGATATTGTTGCCACTACAACTTCCCACGGCTTAGGTTTCACGTCCATCGTATGCCTCCTTCGATGCCTTGTCAATAAGCCCCCGAATCTCATCAATGCTAAGGTTCGTCGCGTCATAGATACTCAGAATGTGGGTAGGGTTAACGGTTACATTACGGCAGCGGATCTTGCTGATCGTGGACCGTGACACGTCTAGCAGCTCTACGAGGTCCCGGTCGCCATCTGCCCAACGATTCTCAATCAAATGGTCCAGCAGGGCATGAGGTCTCATTCTTGGGAATCCCCCCTTAACTTCTGCGCCTGTAACGCCGCCACCCTCCTCTTGAGCCAATAGTTATAGGTGGTTTCCCCTGGTACATCTAACGCCTCTTCTATTGCAAAATGAACATTCCTTAAAAGTGTAATGAGCTGATCATGACGTAAAACTTGAAAATTAAACGAATCGCATGCGATTTGCTTCGCGTCAAACATTACCTCCTCCAATCCTTTGTACCAATCAGTCATGTCATGCCAGCCAAGGTACCCATACATATCTTCCTCAGGCCCAACTACATACCACCGCACTTTCCCATCTTTATGCGGGATCCCATCCTCTTCAGTCATCCAATCAGTCATATCGCTCATCCGTTCTTACCCTTTAGCTTAGCTTCGATGATGCGGCAGAAATCCCAAAAGTTTGTATCTCCACCTTGCGCTGCTTGTTCTATCTCCTCATCCGTCAGCCCCTGCCATTCGCGTTCAGGCTGCGCTTTTTTACCCGCTAAATACGCAACTTCCATGTTGTATTTCGAGAACGATTCGGTTTGTCCGTATGCTTTTGGTAGCCAATCCCAAAACTCCGGACATGACGAACCTTGCGCGTCTAAATGTTCAGGCTGCAACGCATCTGCATCAATCAGTTGCCGCTGTAAACTAGTTAGCCCCCTTGCGCGGATAGCCGCAATGATTCTTTCTTTAACAAAGTCAACGCCCTTTGCCTCAACGCCAAACCCTTCGTATGTATTATGGGCAATCTGAGCACACGCCTCGCGCTCCGCTGCTGCCACATCCTGCTCGTAAGCAGTCCAATATGTTGCGTCCCAGGCCTTGCGCTGGCGCTCTGCTGCTATGACTAGGGCGGCAAATTCTCGCAAGCATTTGTTGTCGCCGTCGAACCCACAAAACCCAGCCTCTTTAGCCAGGCGGGTAATTTCATCTTTAGTCATTCTTATCCCCCCTCATTCTGATTTCATCTGCAGCAGACTCAAATGCCGCCGCTACCGTCTCGCTGCACCACTTCGCTAGGTCTTCGCATAGCTTTGCGCAGGCCTCACGCTCAGCCTTCACGCTGGCATCAATTGCTAGTTGGATAATGTCTTTAGAGGCTGTCATGGTCCCTCCCACGAATAGCGTCTGCAAGGTTCCCGTAAGCAACGCGCATCTGCTTACTTGGGGCGTAGTCAAAGTAATGGTCAGCCATCCGCGCACAATCATCCCGCTCAACCTCAACACCAACCTCAAACCCCTGGTTATAGGCCTCTAGCCAGATCGTTGCCTGCTCTAAGCTGTACTCAGCAGGCGCGTCCTCTAACGTTACTCGTTTCATGCTGACTCCCTCTTTATTTGCTCTGTGAAGTAATGCAGCTTGTAATTGCCATCAAATCGTTTAGTGCCAAAGTGAGAACAGGTGGCGTCAATATTCGCAAATATCTTTAAGCCGCCAGCCTTTAGCTTGTTGCATATTTGTACATCCTCGCTAATCAATCCCCCGTCCACGATATCCATGTTGCAGATCATGCGACGGGTTTTACCGTCATACCGGTACTCTGGACTAGCGTTCCACAGAATGTCCATTGCGGTACGGGTAAGCTTTAAAAATCCGGTCCCAATACACTCAACTTCTAATAACCCAAGCTCAGGATGGAACTGATGCCCATCAATATTCTCTGGCCGGATGTTGTACCGATCTTCTGCCGTCTTCATCCTTACCGGCACCCCAATAACGTCGGCCGGACTTGCTAAGGTCTCAAAGAACGCTTTTGGTGAGAACGACTGGTCCGCGTCAATAAAGTAGATCACATCAAAGCCAGCCTCATAAGCTTCAGTGAACAAGTCGTTGCGAGACTTTTGAATCAACGCATCGTGCATACGGAAGTTTAAATTTATCTCTAACGAGTCAATCTTTGACGACAACCTAAACAGCTCAGCCATTGAAATTGCGTAATCACAGACAACCTTCCCGTCGTAAGCCGGCGTCAGAATAGCTACCCTCATGCAGCCTCCCCGTTCCTGGCGTGTTCTAAGGCCGTTTTAAGGCTCTCTACGCCTTCCATGAACCCCTGGTGATAGAACGACTGCGAAAGGGCTAGAAGGCGCCCTAAACGGATCTCATCGGTCTCTGGATTAAAACCAAGCTGTATAGCCTTCTTATAAACATCGTCCGGGCTAATGCTCATAGCTCCTCCACCGTGATCAGGTAACGTTTGCCGTTCATGTCCGTCACTTCCAACGTCTTTTTAGTGCTCAATAACTCGCCGTTAGGGCCCAGGTCGTAGCCAATCGGGCTAATCGTGCTGATCTTTTTATCAACGTCAAAACACGACAGACCCGTATTAATAAGTGCAATAATGTAATCGCAGTAGGCCAGCATCTTAGTTCTCCCAAAGGTTAGCAATGATCATCTCTTCGATATCCGCAACCTTCTGGATATCCATCAGCTCTTCCAGCTCAGGCGCCGGCGTGCCATCAAGGTGCAGCAAACCGAATTCGACCTCGGTGAAGCCGCGGTAGTCCATGTCGCTGTCTGTGCAGCTACGGTCTGCAGGTTGATGGTGGAAATGGGTAACGTTGACTAGGCACTCGATGTCGCCCCAGGCGCCGCGGACAAAATACTCTAGGTAAGGATGCTGTTTCATTGGTCGGTTCTCCTATCAGTTATGAAGTACTACATGCGTAGTGTAACATCGAATTAAACAATATGGCTATCTTTATTTAATATTTTTTGAGGCGCCTTACCTGCCAGCTCTAGGTGTTCCAGCAGGGTATGCATTGGACCGTCCTCGGCCCCTTCGTACCAGTGCATCTTGACGATCATGCCGTCGATTGCTGTGATAAACCCCCGGCAGTGGGCCAGGCGTGGCAGCTTCTTGTTGAACTTGACGTGCTCTCCGACTTTCATTGTTTCCCCCCAGTTATTGGTGCCCGACGGTCTGCCCTGCGACCATCAATGTCCATTAGATCCTCCCGTACTGCTTCAATGGCCGTCTCGTCTACCGTAACAGTCACAACCCGCCCAAACAAAAAATTAAGCTCAACGCCATTTTCTTTAAACATATTTAACAATCTAGCAACCTGGCCTAAATTTAAATTGCCGTCAATTAACTCTGCTCGTGCAATTACCGTCTTAGCAATGCCAGTCTCACAAGCTACGTCGTGCTGAGTCCAGTTAAGCGCAGCCCTGGCCATCCGCATAGCAATGCTGAGCTTTACGTTTTCAGTCATTTCGTACTCCGTAGTGGGTTAGCTTTTAGTGGCGATACAAAAACCTTCCTGCCTATTGAATTTAAATAGATACCAACCGTGACATATTGTCCAGACAAAACCCCCCCCACCTTTTGTACATTTGATGAGACGCCCTGTGAGGTATAGAAATCAATGAGTGTGTCCACTAACAAAGCCTTAACCGGACTACGTCCGGTCTCCAGCCTGACAATCGTAGCCCTGGTAACTCCCAAGGCCTGCGCTACCTCGGTTTGAGATATTCCAAGGGCGCCACGGGCCATACGGCTGTAGGCAGCCCAATTGTGCTGATGCTTAGGGGCGTGCGATTTGCACGACGAGTAACCCTGGTCGCCAGGGCCGAAGCCCTGACCGCACTGGCTGCAAAAGGTATCCTGAAATTTCATTAGCGTGCCCCTACTTTGACGCTGAACACGGCAGCCGTCTTGCTGTACTTAGCAATTACTTCAGCGCTTACGCCAAGGTCAGCTAACAAGCGCTTGTGGTCAATCGTAGTGCGGTTAGTTTCGATGACGGTGGCCTTGAACAAGGCACCCTCAAAGACGTTACCGGCAGAACCTGGCGCGGTCGCGGTGTCCTTCAGCGCGTATTTGATAAGGTCGGCCTTGGCCGTCAGGTCGGCGATCTCTGCAAGCAAAGAGCCAAGGTTGTCGATGATGTTTGCGTTTAATC